TAAAAAGGAAACTCGCATTATTGAACCAACTGAAAAGCGAATCCCCTGATCGCAAGGTTTAGCGAGTAACCACCCCAGAGGGTCTATCCTTTCTACCTCTGGGGTTTTCCTTTTGCTAAGATATAAATAGGGTTGAGTGTAAGCACCGCCTGTTTTCAGTTTGCGTCAGCGTGGCTGAAGTCAATAAAAACTATTAGGAGACCAAAATGTCACAGTCCTTTATTAAGGCTCAGGCTGAGGCTCGTGCTAAGGCATGGGAGGAAGCAAAGGCCCTGCTTGACTCCGCTGCTGCTGAGAAGAGAGACTTGACTGCTGAAGAGCAGGGCAAGTTTGACCGCATTAACTCAGAGCTAGACGAGCGAGCAGCCGCTATTGAAACAATCCGCAAGGCAGAAGAGCGTGAGGCTAAGGCCGCATCTCTAACCAGCGGTTACGAAGTAACTCAGTCAGCTAAGTCTGACGAAGACTATGTTCGTGCTCTCGCAATGGGAGAGATTCGTTCTCACACATTCGAGCAGCGTGGAACTCTAACTCCATCAGGTTCTTCAGGTCTAGTGCCTCAGAGCTTTGTGAACCGGGTATATGACCTTGCGAGACAAGTAGGGCCGATGCTCGATGTATCTGAAGTCTTCAACACCAATTCCGGTGAAGACCTCAAGATCCCAACGCTTACGGCTTTCAGCACCGCTTCTTACGAAGCTGCAGGTGCAGAGATTGACGAATCCGAACCAACATTCAGCAGCATCACCCTCGGAGCGAAGAAATTTGCATTTCTTGTTCCGGTTGCAAGAGAGCTGATCGAGGACTCCGGCGTATCGATTGCTGATGTTCTTGCTCGTCAGGCTGCAAATGCAATTGGTGTTGCAGTCAATGCAACGCTGACAACTGGAGCCGGTGGAGCTTCTGCTGCAACTGGAATTGTTACTGCGGCTGGAACCGGTGTTTCCGGAACCATTGCCGGAGGTCTATTCACCGCTGACCAGCTCATTGACCTTGTTTACTCGGTTGATGGTGCAGTTCGCAGATTGCCGGGAACTGGTTGGCTCATGGCCCCATCTGCAATTCGCAACGCTCGCAAGCTAAAGACCACTGACGGATACTACCTATTCGAGCCGGGTCTAAACGGAGCAACCTCAGACACCCTTCTTGGATACCCAGTATTTGAAAATCCCGGAATGGCTGCTGTAGGTTCGGCTTCGGCAAGCGTGGGCTACGGATATTTGCCCTCATATAAGGTCCGCCTTGCAGGTGGCCTGCGTGTTGACAGAAGCGATGACTTCAAGTTTGCAAACGACTTGAGCGTCTTCCGTTTCATGATTCGTGTAGACGGAAACCTGTCCCACCAAGAGCACTTCAAGATTTTCAGAGGTTCGGCTGCATAGTCATCCTTAGAAATCTAGGCAAGTCCCCCGACATAAAGTCGGGGGATTTTGCTATTGTGGGGGTAGAAAGGAAATCATGAAACCAGAGCAACTAGATCTCACAATAACGACTTTCAGTAATAGCCCCTACCAGCCCACCGGATATGGCATGCAAATAGGGCAGCTCATCGACAACCTTGCAAAGCATGGAGCAAATGTTGGGCATGTCTCTAACTATGGACTAGAGGGAAACAACTCCACCCATAAGACCCCTTATGGAGAGATTCCTCACTATGCCAGAGGTTATGAGCCAATGTCGCAGGATGCACTTGCAGTTGGACACAAGATGCAAATGGCAAAAAAGGATTGGAAAGATTACATTCTGACACTTTGCGATGTCTGGGTTCTAAATCCTGAAATGTGGCCCACAGAAGAATGGCAAAACATTCTTAGTTGGACACCGCTAGACCATATCTCAATGCCACCTGCTGTCAAGCGTTGGCTACAGAAAGACAATGTCACTCCGATTGCCATGTCACCATTTGGACTAGAGCAGTTGCAAGATGTTGGTATTGATGGAATCTACATTCCTCACTCCATCGATACAGTCAATACATTCAAGCGAACCGACAAGATTGGCAAGCAAGACGCTAGAGAGTTTCTGGGAATCAAGGATGATGATTTTTTAGTGATCATCAATGCTGCAAATAAGGCAAATAAATCAATTCACCGGAAGGCTTTCGCAGAGGCCCTGCTTGGATTCGCAGCCTTTAGGCAGAAAGTTCCGAACGCTTATCTATACATTCACACAGAGCCTAAGGGTATCTATGGAGGCTTTCACCTTCCTCGATTAGCTGAGGCCTGTGGGCTTGACATGAGTTCTGTCATCTTCCCTGATCCAATCGACTACAGGCTAGGACTGGATGCAAAAGATCTGGCAGGTTTCTATTCGACTGCTGATGTAGCCCTACAGGTTTCCCTTGGGGGTGGTTTTGAGATACCAATCCTTGAGGCTCAATCGGTAGGCTGTCGAGTCATCTCATCCGACTGGACTGGCCCTAGAGATCTAGTAGCAGAAGATGGATTCAAGGTCACAGGCCAAATGTTCTGGGATGAGGCTCAGATTGCATGGTGGAAAGTTCCATCCATTGCATCGATCACTCAGCAATTAGAGAATGCCTATGAGGTATCCAAGGCACAGGGTCGCTACTCAGAGACTTCACGCAAGTTCGCTCAGCAGTTTGATGATGTTAAGATATGGAATCACTATTGGCTACCATTCCTGAAGACTCTGGTCTAATCTCGCTGCCCCTAGCAATCTGGGGGGATGGCTATGCCCAATGCCTGCCTCAATGGTGGGCAGGGGTAGAGTCGCTTGACACCAAGCCCTTTGAGATAAACATTGTCACCGATGAAAAGAACTGGGAAGCGGTTAAGGCAAGCGTTCCCAAAAAGGGTGTTGTCAGGGTAATAAAAGAAGACCTAAAAACCTATGCTGAGTTTTGGAATCGAGCAATAGAACTTTGCTCAGGTAAATGGATAGCCCTTTGCAATGTGGATGACTACTTCCTACCCGGGGGATTGAATTCGATTCCTTTAGCCGAAGCCGAAGGCTGCAATCTAGTCTGCGATTGGATCAGAACCAAAGGCACAGAGTCGGTCCAGCAATGCATTTGGTCTCCAGAAACCCTTGACCATGAGTTTCCGCTAGGCGGTGCTAACCCCATGACCAAACACCTCTGGCAAGCCTCTGGAGGCTTCCCTGAGGGCATAAGATTTGCCGATTGGGGTCTTGCCCTACACATGCGAAAAACGGGCCTTGTAAAGCCATACAACACGCCTACGATGAGGATTGTCTATGACAGGGGCTATGACAGGCTGACATTATCTGGAGCATCGCTTGGACCTGATCAGAGGTCAGAGGGCATGGAGCAGATTAGAGAACTTGCAAGGTCGCTCAGGTGAAGGTTCTCATCTTGGGAGCTGAGGGAATGCTTGGCTCAGCGATGGTCAAAGAGCTTTCTTCTTTTGACCTGATTGCACCCTCACGCTCGGAGTATGAAGCACCTGACTCGATTGACCAATTCATGCTGACTGAGGGCGATGTAGTGATTAATTGCATTGGAGCAATCCCACAGAAGAAACCATCAGTCGAAAAGCTAGAAAAGATAAATGGTGATTTCCCTCACCTGCTTGCTGCTCGCAAAGATCTTTATTTCATCCAGATAGCTACAGACTGTGCCTTTAGCGGGGAAATGGGACTCTACACAGAGGACTCTCTCAGGGATGCTACTGATCCCTATGGAAAGAGCAAGGTCAGAGGCGAGATCAATGCCTCTAACTGGCTGAATCTGAGATGCTCGATAATCGGAGCAAATGGCAAGGGGTCGCTGTTTGATTGGGTAAAGAATCAGCCTGAGAATGCTGTGATAAATGGCTTCATCAATCACTACTGGAACGGCGTGACAACTGAGGCCTTCGCAAGAGTCATTCTAGGCATCCTCAAAAAGGAATACTTCCTAGCTGGAACTCAGCACCTAGTGCCTCATGATTGGGTCTCCAAATACGATCTGGTCAAAATGATTGCCAAACGCTTGGGCAGGGATGACATTGAGGTGATACCGACAATCACCAAGATGGTAGATAGAAGGCTGGCTACCAAATACAGCTATGTGAATCACATGCTGTGGAGGAACTCTCGCTACTTCGGACCGCCAATGATCGAGATGATGGTCAGAACAATGTCGGTAAATTAGAACCATGACTACCCTGTCAGTTGTGACGGCCTGTTGGAGCGTTGAATACTCTAAATACATTCCTCAGTTCTGGGAGTCTTATCACAAACTAAACCGCAAACCAGACGAGCTGATTCTAGGAATAACAGAGGATGACATTGCAGGGCTAAGCAAAGACATTCCATCAGAGGCAAAAGTCTTTGTCATTCCAGAGGGCAAGCCAAGCATTGTCTGGGATTATCTAATTAGACAGACAAGCTCAAAGTGGTTTTCTTTTATTACGATTGACGATCCGTTCTTCGCTGAAGCCTATGACGAAATTGACAAGGCGGATTCTGAGGATGCCGAGATGTATCTGGACTCCATCGTCATCAAGCAGTCGGGGATAATTTCTAAGTCAAATTGGGATGCAAGCCTTTTGAAGAATGGCCTGATTGCTCCGGGTTTTGTTCCCATGACCAAAGAACTTTATTTAAGGCTTGGAATGAAGCATGACTATAAATTCTGGGACTGGCCTCTACAGGTGGATGCGATGAAAGCAGGGGCTAGGGTTTATCACGCAAACACCCGCAGGATACTTTGGGATGATGGATCGACTCGCAGCACCTACAGCAGTCCGCTACAGAGCGATTACCACGCTGAAATTGAGAAATGCAAGGCGTATGCAATTTCACAAGGCTTCTGATGCGTGTCTATAACGGCGGCACTTATGACCTGTTTCACGCAGGTCATGTTGAGCTGCTGAGAAGGCTCAAGATAATGGCGGGGGAAAACGGAAAAGTCATTGTTGCCATAAATACCGATGAGTTTGTGGAGAGATTCAAAGGGAAGAGGCCAGCCATGTCAACCGAGGACAGGGCAGCGGTAGTGGCAGCCTGTCGCTATGTGGATGAAGTTATAATCAATGAATCAGGCGAGGATTCAAAACCCACAATTCTAAAGGTCAAACCAGACATGGTTATTACTGGAACTGACTGGGCAGACAGAGACTATATGAAACAAATGGGCTTCACAACCGAATGGCTAGAGGAGCATCAGATTGGCTTTGGATTTCTGCCCTATACCAGACGAATCAGCACTACAAAACTCAAGCAAACAATCAGACAGGTAGAATAGAGGCTGGAGGAATCATGGCTATCACGCAGGGCTATTGCACACTTTTACAACTTAAGGCGGCACTTGGCATAGCCGATGGTATTGATGACCCGCTATTGGAGATGGCAGTCGAATCCGCTTCTCGACAGATTGATTCCTATACCGAACGCTACTTTTATAACTCTGGCACAGCTACTAAGGTCTTTGCCCCACTAGACAACTATGTCTGTGAGACAGAGGACTTCATTACCCTGACTAGAGTCAAGACCTCAGAAGACGGCGAGACTTATGACACAACTTGGGAAGCTAAAGACTGGCAGGCTGAGCCTCTAAATGGTCGAGCAGGGGGAATAGTAACTTCCTACACTCAGATTCGAGCAGTCGAGGACTACTTATTTCCATACCGCAACGGAGAGGCCACAGTTGAGATAGTCGGCACTTGGGGATGGTCAGCAGTTCCTATTGCCATTACTCAGGCCACCATCATTCTTGCATCCAGAATCTTCAAGAGGCTCGACTCTCCTCTTGGAATCATCTCTGGCGAAATGGGATCTATGAGAGTTGGCTTCAGGCTAGATCCTGATGTCCAGCACCTAGTAGATCCATACCGCAAGATCAGGATGGCATAGTGGCCTCAATCAGCGAACTCAGAGATGGGATTGCAGCCAACCTAGCCACCATCCCGGGTCTTCGAACTGCCGCTACTGTTCCCGATAATCCAAATCCTCCGATTGCGATTGTCCAGCTTAGAAGAGTCGAGTATCACCAAGACTTCCAGCGTGGAATGACTGAATACAATTTCTCTGTCCAGATAGTTGTTGGCAGGGTCGATGAAAGAACAGCACAAAGGAACCTTGATGCTTACTGTTCAAGCACAGGTGAGTCCTCAGTAATGCTTGCGATAGAATCGAACCGGTCGCTATCTGGTAAGGCCTTTGACACGATAGTGACCGAAATGACGAGCTATGGATCAATAGTGCTTTCAGATATCAATTATCTGGCTGTTGAATTCAATGTTCGTGTTTTAGCTAGCTAACACATAGGAGAAATAAATGGCAAAACAAATTCTTACCGATGTTGTGGTCCAGCTCAATGGAACTGCAATCTCGCAGAATGTAAACTCAGTCGAGCTTTCCACGACTGCAGATGCGATTGAGACGACCAGCTTTGGATCGTCCGGTTGGCGTGAATACAAAGGCGGCCTAAAATCTGGGTCGGTCACTCTTGCTCTTCACAACGACTACGCAAGCACAGCACTAGACAGCATCCTCTACAACCTGTTCAACACAGTTGCAACGATTGCTATCTTCCCTGCTGGAACACCTGCTGGAACAAATGCTCCAAAGTATGAGTTCACAGCATTGATTGACAATCTGTCCCCTGTCTCGGGAGCAGTTGGCGATTTGGCTGTCCAAAATCTGACGCTAACCATCACCGGCCCAGTTACTAGAGGCACAGTCTAAATAACTAAATAAGAAAGGAATCCATTATGCGAATGCAACTTGAGCTTGAGTTCAACGATGGCGTCAAAAAAGATGTCAGAGTAATCATGGCTGACATGGTTAAGTTTGAATCTCATTTCAATCTAAGCATTGCCAAGCTGGGGCAGGAGATGAAAGTTACTCACCTGCTCTGGCTTGCATGGACAGCTCTCACTAGAGAGAAGCAGACAACCGCTGAGTTCGAAGTATGGCTCGAAGATGTCTCTACTGTCGGTGCAGTTGACCCAAAAGCATCCAAGGGCTAGGCGATAGCTCAGCTCATTGGTATCTTGTAAACATCGCTTATGAATACAAGATCAGTCCATTAGAGCTTCTAAAGCTCGATGAAAGAATGCTTTGGACAATGGGCCGCTATCTAGTATGGCGAGCACAAGAAATGTCGAAGAAATAGAAGCCGGCCCTTCGGGGTCGGTTTTCTATTAGGTAGAATTGACCAGAGGTTCTGATGGCGATAATAAATACAAATACCATTAAAGGTAGGGGACTGACTGTAGGCAAAGACCTCTCAGTTCAAGGTATTCGCCAATTGCAAAAGCAGCTCAGAGCTGTCGAACCCGGTTTGAGAACGCAATTCATGCGTGAGATAAAGAAGATTGCTGTAGTCCCAAATCAGGCAATCAAGAGTGCTATCCCTGCTAGCCCGCCATTGTCTGGTATGGAGGGCTACACTAATGTCTCTTGGGGTGTAGGAAAGCCAGCCAACTCGACTTCCATCATCTTCAGAACTAGATCTAGTGGATCATCGCAGAACACTACCCTGCTTAGGATCAAGGTTAATTCAGTAGCCACCTCTATTGCCGACATGGCAGGTCGAAGCGGAAGATCTATCGGGCAGGGTAAAAGAGGAAGTGGAATGACTGCCTATGTCAAGCGTAATCGCTCTGGAGAGCTAATCGCTGTGGCTAGAAGAACTCCTTATGAGGCGGGTCAGAAGTTTATTCATAACCTGAATGTGGCTGCTAAGAATAGAGCATCTCGATTTGTCTGGAAGGCTGTCGAGAATGACTTGCCAGCACTACAGGCCAGAGTGGTTATGGTTGTGCAGAAATACGAAAAGATCGCTAGCTACAGATTGGTAAAGGGCTAATGGCTATAAATGTTGTCATCAAGGCACTCTTTGACGATGTAGGTATCAAAGAGGCAGAGAAGGCTTTTGGCACTTTTGGGCAGGGTGTAGATAGAGCTTTTAGGGCCGTCACTATCGGAGCGGGTATAGCTGGAGCTGCCATTGGCAAATTCGGTGTCGATTCCATCAAGGCCGCTTCTGATCTAGCCGAATCTACCAACGCTGTCAATGTGGCCTTTGGGGATGCTGCACAGTCTGTCCTAAAGCTAGGTGAGACTTCTGCAGAATCAATGGGTGTATCCCAGACTGCTTTCAATCAGGCCGCTGTCCGATTTTCAGCTTTTGCAGAAAGAGTAGTTGGTAGCGGTGGAGATGTCGCTGGATTCATAAGTGACATTTCAACCAGAGCTGCTGACTTTGCATCGGTGTTCAACATCGATGTCTCTGAGGCCCTGCAGGTGTTTCAGTCTGGTCTATCGGGTGAGGCAGAGCCACTAAAGAGATTTGGTATCAATCTTCTCGATACAGAGGTCAAAGCCTTTGCTCTGAGAACAGAGATGATCAAGCAGGGTCAGACCCTGACTGAGGTTCAAAAGGTGCAGGCACGCTATGGCTTGCTTCTGGAATCCACCAACAAGGTGCAGGGTGACTTTGCCAATACCTCTGATGGGCTAGCCAACTCACAGAGAATCCTGACTGCTCGCTTTGAGGACATGCAAGCAGAGATTGGAACAGCCCTTCTTCCAGCGGTCACAGATCTAGTGACTCAAGTTGGAGACAGACTAATGCCTGTCTTCGAGGACTTTGGAAAGTTCCTAGCATCGCCAGAGGGCAAGAAGATAATTCAAGATACCGCTGATGCCATTGCTGATTTTGCGGTGTTCCTCATTGACAACATTGATGAAATTGCAGATTTTGCAATCAAGGCAGCAGCTGCCATAACAGTTCTCTATGGTCTAAAAACAGCACTAGAGTTTGCAACCACAGCACAGCTTCTATTCAATGTGGCTGTCAAGGCGAACCCCTATGTCATTGCAGCGACTGCCCTAGCAGCTCTTGTAGGTGGAATCTTTGTCTTCTCTGATGCAATGGTCAAAAGTGGCATTGTCACAGAAAAGACCGAGAACAGCATTGAGGACTATGCCTTTCAAGCTGAGAAGCTCCGACAGGATTTAGAGTCTGGATTAATCACTCAGAGCCAATACGACAAGGCCATTGCAGGTCTCAAGACTAAATTCGAAAAGCTCAGCCCAAGCATCGAATCGACTGCGGGGGAACTAAACAGACTAAATAACATTAGCCTCGATAAGTTTAGATCTCAGCTAGGTGATACCAGAGTCGATGCTGAGCGACTGGCCTACAACGCTAAGCAGCTAGCTTTTGCCATGAAGGGTATCTTCCTTCCAGACTTTGGCGAGACCACAGGTGGCGGGGGAGGCGGTGGAGGTGGCGGGGGAACTGGCGAGACTGCCTTCAAGAAGGTCCAGAAATTTATTAAGGATTCACAGGCTGACTTAGCTAAGGCTCAGAAGGCTTACAACGAAGAAGTCAAGAAGATAAACAAGGACTACACAGAGAATGTCCTAAAGACTCAGAAGCAGTTTGCAGATCGACTAGACAACATAGTCACTCAGTCCATCGACAGGCTACGCTCAGCCTACTCATCGGCAGTTTCCACAAATGTAGGCACGCTATTTGACGCATTCAAATCAGCAGAACAGCAGCGTAAAGAGGCTTTTGATAAGGCCCGCACAGATCTTGTAGAGGCTCAGGAAAAACTAAAAGAAGCTGATGCTGATCTTAAAGAGACCCTAGCTGACCCCAAGAGAACCACTCGACAGGTCGAGTCTGCTACTAAAGCATTCGATACAGCTAAGACTGAGTTTGAGAAGCTGAGTGGCATAGTCTCAGCAGGTCTTGTGGAGAAAGACCCTGTGGAGAACCTTGTGGATTCTCTACAGAAGAAGCTAAGGGCCTCACAATCTCTACTAAGCAATAGTGCTGAGCTAGCCAGCAGCGGATTCTCACAGACCTTTATTGAGCAGATTGTTGCTACTGGAACTGATACAGGTAATGAGCTGGCTGCTGCCATTCTCAATGCAACACCTGATGTCCAGCGTGAATTACAGTCGCTATTCTCAGCGATTGAGACACAGGCTGATTCTGGTATCGACAGTCTAGCCAGACAGATTTATGAGAAGAACAAGCTTGCCACCGCCGAACTAACCAGACTTTATGAGGACACTCAAGAAGAAGGCCTAAAGGCCCTAGCTGAGCTAAAGACTGACTTTGACAATCAGCTGATTGATGCCAACCTTGCCCTCATCGATGCAATCAAGGAAATAAGAACAGCGTTCAATGAGAACATCGAATCTATGAAGGGTGATCTAGGCGGGCTAGATAAGGCTGTCGCTGACTTCCTGAAGAAACTAGGCAAAGCTGAGGCTGATGCTCAGAAGGATGTTGCCAAGATTGTAGGCCCAACTGCTCCAAGTGGGGGAGGTGCGGCTGGCGGTGGAATGACAGGGATGGATGTCGCAATCTCTACTTTGAGCAATGTGACTGGCTATTTCATCGACTCGGTTTCAGACATAGCCAAACTTATCGGCTATCTAAATGAGCGAATTGTTGCTGCTAATAAATTTGCCAATGAGGCCGCTATTGCAGGTAGAACTACTGAGGCTATGAGTGCCGTTGGAATTAGAAGAG